ACGTCCACCCACGCATCTCGGAGTCCGGGAAGCCGGTGCGGCGCATCCTGTCAACGCGCTGCATCCTCTCCCGCGTGCGCTCCTCCTCTTTCCTGCGCTCCTCCTCCTCTATCTCGCACCTGCACATGCAATATGGCTTGATTACCCTGCCGCCGCACTCGACCTCGCACTGTTTTGGCGTGTGGCATTTTCCGCAGTAGAGCAGGCCGTCCTTGATGTAGTCGCCCCCCTGCGGCCTGTGGTTCCGAGCTGCCGCCTTCGCAAGCCCCTCGATGATTCCGCTTGTATCCATGGTTCTCATTCCTCTCTATCGCTTATTCGGCGCGTACTTGCCGAGGCCGAGAACCTTGTCGACCTCTTCGTCGCCGGTGCTCTGGTAGTAGTAGTCGGCGTCTACCTTCTTGTCGAATCCGCTTGATGTCTCACGTGAAACAGCGCCCCTCTTCTCTTCCTTGTCCTTCCGTGCCCAGTTCCGAATAGTTGCCAGATGATTCTTGTAACTTACGCCCTTCGATTCCATGTAGTAGCTGAGCCGCTCGATTCTCTCCTCCCAGTCCGTGGGGAACTCTGTTTTTAGCTTCTCCATGTCTGAGTCACTTAGAAGGACGTTCTGGTACTCTCCGTACTTGTGGCGCGGCTCCCTCTTTCGCGAGGGCTTATCGCATTTGATAGATGGATTGGTGATAGATGGGTCACTGATAGAAGAATCTTTGTTGCCACTTTGAAGTGGTACGGGGTCACACTTTGAAGTAGTACCCCCGTCACACTTTGAAGTAGTACCCGTGCCACTTTGAAGTTGTACGGTACGTTCGGTGGGGCGGTAATACGCTCGCGTGCCGACCTCGCTGTTTTTCACTTGCCGATGATACAGCAACCCGAATTTAACAAGCTTCTTGAGCCTGCGCCTTACGGCTTCGGCGTTGAGGTGCATAATCGGCAGCTCGTCGCATACGTATGAAGCATTGACCCACCCATATTCGACGCCATCTATTACGCGCTTCTCCATGCCGCCAAAATAGAAGTCCATAATCCATCGCAGAATCATGAGGTCGCGCTCGTCTATTGATTGATGCTCGTCGCACAGATTAAGGACTTGCTCTTGGCTGAATCCGAATATCGTGTATTTCATCGTTACATCCATCCCTCGTATTCTTCCACGAACGTCGGGTTCATTTTTACGACGATGATTTCGTCGTAGCTAGCCCGCGTACTTTCTTTCTTCTTGTTAGTACTTGATGCATTAGTACTTTGTTCTTTAGTACTTAATTGGGGTTCATTCCCCAAGTTGGAATTAGCCAAGTTGGGGTTTTCAAAGCGTGGATAATCGCTCACAGTCCATATGCAACGCCCCATTCTCCCGCTCTCGTCGCGCTCCCTTGTGCGTGATGGGAACCCAGCGGTTTCGAGTTCCTTGATTGCTGACCTTATCGAAGTCTGGCCGTCCTTCAATATCGCTTGCAGCCCGTTCTCGCTGAATTCCAAATCATCAGGCAGTGAAAGCATCGTGCATAGCATCCCGCGAGCCTTGAGCGATAGGTCGCTCCTGAAAACGTCGTTGCTGATGCACGTGTAATTTTCCTTGTGCTCTTTTCTGAGGAATGCCATATCTACACCCCATATGCGAAAGCCCCGTCACAGGTTGCAGCTGCGACGGGGCTTTCTATTTTCATGCCGTTAAGGCTTGAAAAGCTATGTCATTTGCAAGGCTGCAACCCTCGCGTTCTTAAATTATAGCATCACGACTCCTCGATGTTGTCATGTCTCTTTGATAATTTTTCCGTATCGGTAAGCTACTAGCTTCCGCTTCATCAGGTATATCTGGGTTTTCATTCCCTTCACATCTTCCCAGATAACATCGCCGTCAGAATCCGTGTAAACGAAATCGACTACATAATATATTCCGCGAAAATGCTTGCCTTGGCAGTCAAACGGCGGTATCAACTCTTCCCTGACTTGCCTTTTGAGGTCTGATATCTCGCCGTTTCTCTCCATTTCGCGTAATTTAACGTACCGATTGGCCTCTCGTCTTGAATCAAAGACCATGCCATCTATCTTAGTTTTTTTAGCGTTGTACTTGTTAATCGTAATCACCTCGGCTCTTCAACATATTCCCAATGGTATCCACCAGATGTTTTTGACTTCCCACGACACACGTTTACCGGATGCTACCCGCCTATTTCTTTGCCTATTTTAACCCTAGACCGCGACTATTTCCCCGTGCTGCCATAGCCATTATCCCCTCGCTCGGAATCGTCAAGCTTGTCAACGACTTCAAAATCCACGTACTCGCACGGAACGACTACCAGCTGCGTGATTTTGTCCCCACGCTCGATTTTGTAAGGCCTGTCTCCGTGATTGACGAGCTTCACCATTATCGACCCAGTATAGCCCTCGTCGATGACGCCCTCGGACGTGATGCCGTGCCGGACATTCAGACCTGATTTGCTCTTCAGCATGCCGACGTAGCCGTGCGGAAGCTGGATGTGGACGCCCGTGTCGATGGCGCACGACCCCATAGCTGGAACCAACGCATCGACTGGCGAGCGCAGGTCTGCCCCAGCGTCGGTATCGTGTGCCCTCACTGGCATGAACGCGCCTTTATTGAGCTTAATTTTCATTTCTCTCGTCCCTTCCGAAGCTGTACCGTGCGTACCTGACCTTCTGGCCGTACCTGTTGTATGCGTGCTCGCGCTCCTTGTGGATGTCGTGCCCATCTTCCCTGAGAGCGAACACGACTGCCGCGAGCCTTGTCACGCCGAGGTCCTTGAACGCATCGAGCGGCGTGATGCTTCCGAACTCGCGTATGTAGTCGAGAACCATCTTCTTTTGGCTCACCATTGCATCCCCCTTTCTAAACGTAGTTTCGGCCTATTACCCGCATCCAGTCATCGAGCGACCAGCCGTAGTGCTCCATGGCTCGGCGCTGCGACACCGCCTGAAGGTACTCTTCGAACGGTCGGTTGAAGTGCACCGCATAGCCGCTCATGTTGTGCGCGTCTGGCGAAAGGAACACGTAAAGACCGTACTCGATTGACTTCTTGCGGTTCGGGCCGTGGAAGACCTCGTGCCGCACGAGCCACGGTTCGCGCTCGTCGTACCAGGCAATCAAGACACCATGACGCTCGTCGTACCACTCGCCGCACCCCAGAACGCTATGCTCCTTCATCATCCTTCCCCCTCGATGTATTTGAGTCGTGCTATTTCCCCGCGCGTGAGAACCGGGATGCCCTGCGCCTCGCATTCCTCACGCGCTCCATCAATCAGGCGCGAGAACTCAGCCGAATCCATGTGCGAGGAACCCTTGTAGACGCGGTAATGAGTGAACTCGCGACCGCCAGCGAACCCCGTGCCGATTTCCTCGTAGTAGCGAAAGTAGCCGGACACGTCGATGTCGGAACGCACGCTCACGACCTCGAACGGTGCGTGCTCCTTCAGCATGCGGAAATGAAGCTCCGAGGTCGGTATGCGCAGAACTCGTCCCAACTGATTGAGCATCGCCCAATAGTAGGCGTTCTGCGTGAGCGTGCGCTTGCGCTTGCGCTCCTTGATTTCGTAAAGCTGCCCGCCCTTCGGCTGCTCGAGAAGCCAATGGATTATTTCCTCGGCTGTGCCGATTATGCCGCCCATCATCCCGCGTCGCCCCCTTCCCAATGAGGGGCGGAATGCTTCAGAGCACCCCACCCCGTTTCAGTCTTAAAAAGGCAAATCATCGCCGTAGGACTCGGACTGCGGGGCCTCGGCGTAGGCCTGCCGGGCGTTCCACTGCGGCGCGGGCTGCGCCTGCTGTGGCTGCTGGCAGCCCTGCTGCTGCGGCTTGCGGTTCTGCATAAGCTCGATTTCGTTGGCGATGATATCGACCTTCGAGTGCTTCTGGCCGTCCTTCTCCCAGCTCGAATAGTGGAGCTTGCCCGAGATTGCGACCTTCATTCCCTTGGCGAGAATGTCGCTCAGGGCCGTCGCGCGGTTGCCGAAGGTGACGCATTCGAAGAAGTTGGGCACGTCCTCCCACTGTCCCGATGAGTTCTTGCGGCGGTCGTTCACCGCGATTCCGAAGCTCAGGACCGCCGTACCGCCCTGCGTCTCTAGAAGCTCGACATCCCTCGTGAGATTTCCAGTGACTGCCACCTGATTAACGCTCATCGTCTGCGCCCACCTTGCTTTCCTTGGCCTTCTTCTTGTCCATAAGCTCGCGAAGCCTGCTCTCGTAGTCCTCCGGGAACGCATACTTGAAGATGGCCGCTACCTCGCTGTTGCCAACGCCGAAGAAAAGCTCTTTACCGTATAGGCCGAGCGTCGCGCAATTCAGGACCGCCTCCTTCAGCATCGCCGCCTTGTATGCAAGCTCGAGAATCTTCTTATACTCGCTGATGCCGATTGTGACGGTTCCACCTGACATTCCGTTACCACCCCTATCCACATTGATTTCGACATTGCCGCTGTAGTCATCGTTACCAGACATTTGTACTTCCCATCTCTCTAATCCTTTATGTACACGTAGGCCCTGAAGCCCTTGGTGTCGTTGTATATGCTCAGCCCGGTAATCTGGCCGCTCTCGATGCGCACCTTCTCACACCGGAACTTGTCGTAGCATTGGAAGCGCCCGTTCTTGCCTTGCTTGATGTCGCACTTCTCGGCGGGAACCCAGATGAAAGGCGCCGTGTAAAGCTCGCGCCCGATTCCGAGCATGAAGCCAGCCCTCTTAACCATGTGTTCACGTCGGCTCGCTAGTTCCGACGCCGCCCGTTTGGGCAGCTGCATGTTTCCATGCAGAGCAGACCATATCATCATGTTTCCATGCCCCCCGCTTCCACCCGCTTGGGTGTACTCTTTACAGATGGTCGTTGAACGTTCCCATTTCTGGGCTTCGCTGCTGATTGCCCTCGTCTTTACGTTAGGGTGTCCCAGCAATTCAAGGGGTTTTAGACGCACCTAAGACACCTTTCTAATAACCCTGTATCCGCCAGCCCTGTTACCTTTTGTAATGGTAGCGTGAAGGTTGCCGGAGTTTATCCCGTGCTCCCTAGCGAATCTATCCAAGTTGCTCACCTTTACAACCTCACCGCTTGGATATTCGACAAGATATGTCTTTCCCTGTATGACCATGCGGTGTTCTTTCGATTCGCGTAGCACTTGCGCATACCATTCCCCGCTTACAAGGCGCTCCTTTTCGTCTTCGCTCATCGCTTCCCATTCATCCATGTGGCGCAGTATGTATCTTCCACGGTGAACTAACGGCTTTCTCATAGCAGTGCCTATGAGTGTCTTATACGCTGTTCCGTGCGAATCGCTCCAATCATGTACGTTTGAAACGCTCTCGTACGTTTTGTTCTGCATATCAACAACGACGTACTCTTTAGAAGAAGGGTTCTTTTCTCCCTTCATGCCTTTCCTGCTGCAATGGTCAGAGTAGTTGTCATTGAGCACTAGGACACCTGTACCATTGACTGATTTGACCTCTTCGCGCTCCCTAACTAGGGCATCATGCCTGTTCTCAAACTCGGCTATTACCTTAAAGTCATCAACGGTCAGCTTTATGCACGACTGGTTAAGAAACCTACCGAAGAAGCCTCTTCCATTTGCAGCGTTGCCGTTGTGCTGGTCTTTCCTTCTCCTGATGTTGTTGGTACAGCCTATATACACTGCGTTGTGCGATGGGAACTCGACCTTGTAAACGTAGTACATTTTTACCTCCTTCCATCGCTAGCTAAATAGTATGCTTGTTCGGTTAATTAGTAAAGGCAGTTCATAAGATTAGTTAATGCGTCGCTCGCCCTGCCCTTCTCAGCTTCCATGTTGGAAGGCGTGCCGTTCGACTGCTTGGCAACCCACTGTTGCTTCTGCTCGTCCCAGATTTCGATTGTGCAGAAAAGCTCGCCGTTGATGCTCTGGTACGAGTCGCGCCAGCCCGTGACTCCGAAAGTCTCGTCAAGGATGCGCATGTCACAGCGCGAGTCCTTGTAAAGCAGGAGCGACACGCCCTTCTGGCTGCATTGCGCCACGCGCACCTCGATTTCGTCTGCCCTCAGCTCGCGCACGCTACTTCACCTGCAAGCTTTCGTTGGTGACGATTTCGGCGTGCTCGATTTCGCGCCCGTCTTCCAAAGCCGCCTTGATTGCCGTGCGGTTCGGAGTAGGCTCCTTGTGCGTGAGCAAATCGTCGGCGTGCTCCTGCGCCCATGCGACGAAGCTTTCATCGACCTGGACGCTCTTGGCTTTGCGGTAGCTGCAACGCACCTTGGGCGATTCGAACTTCTCGCCCTTCAGCGCGTAAACGAGAAGGTTCTTGATGCGCTCTGCCTTGTTCTCGACAGCCTTGCGGCGATTGGCGAGGTTCGCCTCCTCTTCCTTCATTGCCTTCGCCTCGGCCACGAGGTTCTTGTAGTAGCAGCCGATGCTCTCGACCTTCTGCTTGCGCTCCATCTGCAATTCGTCGAAGCGCTTCTCGTCCTCGATTTCGCCAGTCTCCATATCGACCAGCGATAGGATTGAATCGTCGATTTCGTAAATGCTCATACCGGTGTCGTCGTTCCCTTCTCTTTGATTTCTTCCGGCTCTTCCTCGGTATAGAACACGTCTTTTCCCTCGGATAGGCTGTTAATCAGGTCGTACAGAGCCGTCATGTGCTCCTTTGTCGGATTGCCCCTCTCCATAATCGTCACCGTCCCCGAAAAGATAGTCGAGCGTGTAGGTCGCGTCGTTGCGCTCTTCCAGCTCCGATTGGATGGCCATCATCTGGCCGAGCCTGAAAGGCTGCTTGCCGGACAATAGGCGCACCAACGTGGGAACCGACTTCCCGATAACGTCCGCAACGTCTGCGTTCGTCATCCCCGCACGTGCCACCTCGGCGCGTAGATTCTTGAACATTCGCTCACTCCCCTATGTGCTCAGTGTGCGCACTTTTGTGCTCTAACAATTTCCATTATAGGTATGATTTTTCAAATTGCAATAATTTTTGCTAATTTTGTTATCAATTACTATTAAAAAATGAGCACTTTAGTGTTTACAGTGCACACCTATAGATTATATAATCACCTTAGCAGACGTGGCGGTACCGACGTTTAGCGGGGAAAGGAGTCGAATTTTGGATGGCATTTACTGACGATTTGCAGTCTCTTATGAGCGCAAAAGGGATATCCCGTCGAAAATTGGCGAAAGAGTGTGGGATAAGCCCCAGCGCGGTGAACTCATGGTTTAATCGCAGCGCCGAGAACATCAGCCTGCCAACGCTCAAGAAGCTGTCGGACTGCTTCGGCATAGGCATCGAGGAGCTTGTCCACGGCAAGCAACAACGGCGCGAGATGACATTTTCAAGCAGCGCGTACACGGACGCGGAGCTTGACCAGATAAAGCAGTTCGCACACTTTTTGATAAGACAACGAGAAAGGAATGACTAAAGGAGCAGAACGACCTGCTCAAGATGATTGTCGATAGAATCGAATATGAAAAGACTGAGTCGGGCGCGGCGATAGAGCCAACGCTCCGAATCAGTCTCGAAATATAATCTTTCCACCATCATGAGAGGACGCATTTATGCACCCCTCCATGATTCCAGAGACATAATTAAGGCGGATAGCTCATGGCTACCCGCCTTTTTCTTATGTCAGTCGACCCGCTTCCACATGAAAACAGCCAGATACGGGGGCATGTTGTTGCGCGAACCGTCCCCGCCTGCGTACATCGTCTGGACGTTGCCGCCGAATCCCCTCTTGTCCTGCGCCTGAACGGTCATGGACGGGGTCGCGCTGCCAGATGCGTTGAGGTCGTCAATCTCATGGTCATGCTTCGGCATTTCGTCAACCGCCGGCGTGCGAGCGGCTTCGCCGCCCGTGCTGCCCGCCGTATAGGTGGTATCGGCTCCAAGCAGGAACCGCCCGCCGATGCGCTCCCACGTCCCACCGAACAATGCAGCGGGATTCGCGTCGGTTACGCTCAGGTAGATTGCCCCGACCGGGTAGGCTCCCTGAGCCGTGAGCCATGCCGAATCGCCGAGCTGCAAAACGTCCGATTGGCTTGGCAGGCAATTCACGCCGACGCTGGATTTCTTGGTGTCGATGAAGAACGACGGGATGCCCTTGCCGAGCGTGAGGCTGTAGTCGGTCGATTCCAGCTTGTCAGCCACCGTAACAACGAAGTCGTATGCGGAGTCTCTGTCGCACGTCACCGTGGATTGGATGGAATCGGCCAACTCGAGTGGCGTTCCGTAGCTCGAATCCGAAACCTTCTTGAACTTCGCTGTGATGGTGACGGCATTCCTGCCGTTCAGGTACGAGTGGCGGGCACTCGCGGTGATGTGCGTCTCAGGTTCGAAGTTGTTCAGGCGGTGCAGGTCGATGACGGCAGTCGGGGCGCTGTAATCATCGACGGTCACCTGAACCGATTTGCTGGCGGTGAACCCACGGCTGTCTTTCGCCGTGACGGTCAGGGCTTGCGAATGCGAAACGTCTACAGCTCCCAGCGTGACGGCCCCCGCAGCCGTCACGGTTTTCGTCACCCCACCGAAGGCGATGGTGTAGCTTGCAATGGTCGCGCCCTTCTTTGCTGTCGCGGTAGGCACTTTCACCGCAAGCGTCGAATGGTTCCGGATGATTCGGGACTTGTCCCCAGTCACAGCCACCGTTGCCGCGTTGGTGTCCTCGTATGAGACTGCCCCGAACTCGGGCGCTGCGTCGACGACGTTCATCTTCCTTTCGGCCCGCGAGTAGTAGGCGGTGCCGTCGATGGTCGTTTTCAGAACGTATGTGACCTTCGGCGTCTGCGATTTCCTGCTCGCGTCGCGCAGCGTCGTGCGCTCGGAATCGGTGAGCTGCATCGTGTACGGGCCGCTTACCCCGCTTATCGCGCCAGCCCTCGTGATGCTGCCGCCCTCGAACTCGATTGAAACGTCGCACTCGAGGCTCGAAGGGTTGCTGTAGGTGAGCGTCGGGTTCGTCTCGTCGGTGAAGTCGTTGGCGGTCACAAGTGTCGCGTTTCTGGCTATCCTGTCGAGCGAGATGGAGCCAGATGCCGTGATGCTCCCGACCTTCTTGCCGTCAATCGTGGCGTTGATGTCGAACGTGTCGGTAAGCTGCGCGGTCTTGGTTCCGTCAGCGTCATGCGACACCCTGTGGACGGTCGTGCCGAGAAGAACCGAGCCGCCCTTCTGGTCGATGCTTCCGGAAGTGTATCCCTGCGAGGCACCTCCGACTGAGCAGGTGTCCGTGCGCGAAGCGATGTTCAGCGAGTATGCGGAGCCGATGACCAGCGTGTGCTTGACCGTCACGTCGGAATAATTACCGGCCGCGTTCTGGACCGCGCTCCAATCCGCCCGCAGCGTGTAGCCGCGATATGCGCCTGTGATGCTGCCACTTGATGCCATTCGATTTCCCCCTTCCTATGCCAGCGCGACGAACGCGATGCCAGTGCTTGCGTCCGTCTGAATCGGTACCGTCTTCATAAGGCCGCCGATAGCGAGCGAGCTGTTGATGTACCCGTTTTCCATATAGAACACGCCGTCCGTCACGCCGTAGGTCCGGTTTCCCTGAGCGTCGTATCCCACAAGCCCCTGCGAAGCGTTGATTTCGATGCGCGAGCCGTCGTTGGCCCGCATCCTCAGCCCGTCCTTGTCGAGCTGCCCCAGAAGCGAGCCGCCCGCCGAGCGGACCTCCATAACGCCGTTGCCGTTGCCGCTTCCGCCAAGCTTCAGCGTGCCGCCCTTGATTAGGTCGGCGACGAAGTTGATGACGTTGATGTTCTGCATGTTCATCGTGCCGTCGATGCCCCACGCGCTCTCGAAAGTCCCGGCGATTCCGTTGCGCGAGAAGGCGATGCCGTTGTCGTTAATCATGATGACGTTGTGGGCGTCCTCCTTCGGCAGCGAGTCCAGCACCATGATTTTCGAGCCGTCGTAGATGACGTAGGAAGCTCCCATCGACTGCGTGACGCTCTGGGTCACCGTGTCTGCGACCCCCTGAATGGCGTTGTTGACCGTGCTCTGCGCCGCGCTCTGTGCGGACGATTGGAGCGACCCGGCAAGGCCGCTCAGCGTCTTCGTGAAGTTCCCGAACTCGATTTCGGTGTACTTGCCGAGAATGCAGTCATACGTGAACCCGATGACGCTTGTCAGGATGTGGACCCCCAGCCGCTCGTCGATAACCTCCACCGTGTCGCCGATATCGGTCACGCGCTCCATGTCCGCCTTCAACGTGTAGTTGACCTTCGGCATGCAGTTCTTGTCGACGTAATCCTGCGCCTGCCGTCTCAGGTCATCGACGAGGGCCTTGCGGTAGGCGGTCTCGTCGTTGCCGTAATCTTCCTTGTTGATGTCCGATTGCGAGAACGAGACGGTCTTGGTGTACGGGATGCTCCATTTCTTCTCACTCTCGACGTATACCGAGGCGCTCGCGTCTTGGTCGTTGAGAAGGATGCCGTCCGCGCCCACTGGCAACAGCTTCGTGACGACGCCGCTCCAATCGTACTTGCACGTCAGCTCTTTCAGGTTCTTGCGGTACCTCACCGTGACGCCGTTGTCTGCGCCGATGGACTGGCGCAGCTCGATGCGGAAGTTGTCGCGCACCAGATGCCCGCCCCAGCGCTCGACGACCGTCTGGACTGCCTCGTACAAAGACTTGCGAACGCAGCGGAACGAGTCAATCGTCTGCACGTCCGAGATGGTGGCGAACTCGCTCTTCGGCTCCGTCGCTTCGTTCAGGTGGTCTAGCGCCGCGTCGGCGTTCATGTCCACGGCGTAAGAGTCGGCGATGAGGTAGTTCTTCGAATCGTAGAACACGTGCCAAGCCTTCAGCGAGACCTTCGTGCTCTTCTTGGTCATGTCCGAGATGCGGAACGCCTGCGCACCCTGCGGCGTGTCGGCTACGATTATCCTCCCACTCGTCAGATAGTCGGCGTACTTGGTGCTCGCTTCAAAGTCCAGATAGTAATCGCCATTGTCCTTCTTGGTCACCTTTGCCTTGGTCGGCAGAACGACGATATCGCCGTTGGTGGTGAAGCTCTTGTCGGTTGGCTCGAAAACCCTAATCATAGATGCACCTCCCTATATGCCAAGGGGGCGCATCGCTGCACCCCCTTGAGCGTTCAATCTTTCTACGGCCCTAAAGCTCGATGCCGTAAATGTCCTTGTAGGCCGCCTTGGTGGCTGCCTGGTACTTCTTCGGGACGCTATCAAAGGTGCGAAGTCCCTTGAAAATCAAGCGTGCGTAGATGTATCCCATGATTTAAGCCCCCTCTACGATTCCGGCTACGGCTTCCTGCAGCTCGCTGATTTGCTCGGCGTTGATTTCGTCCTGCCCCTTCACGCGGTTGGTGAAATGGGCAACGACGTTCTCTCCGTCCGTCTCGGCCTTCACGGAGACGGGCACGAGATGCTGCACCGTGGTGCCGTCGAAAGCCGCGCCCTTCAGGTTGTCCTCGGTGAACTCGGCGCGGATTGCGTCAAGCTCCGCGAAGGTTGCGACAACCGCCACGCAATCGAGTGCTGTGCTCCCGTCAGTGAAATCGATGGTCTTTCCGTCTGCGAATTTGCAGGTCTTTGACATAGTCTCCCCTATCGCTAATTTGCCTCTAAATCATCTGGTTCGGTATATATCCAAGATACCGTTCCGTAGAGCGCGTTGCTATTTCCAGAAGGCGCAACTCCTGCGTATATGTACGCATAAGGGTCATCACATGTTTTATTTGGAACCCAGATTTGCCCTATGTTGTTGCTCTGCCTGTGTACCAACGGGTTGTAAAAACTGATGTCGGGTCTAAACTCTGTAGGAATTATGTCAGTCACCTTCAACGGCGTTCCCACGTTTACACCGGTAACGTCGGCAACTGTAAGTGTTGCCATGCATCCTCTGGCGTAGAATGTGACCTTGCCGCCGGTATTCCCGCCATCGTATAGCAGGATGTACACACTTTTAGATACGGAGTTCCCGATGGTGGCGAGCTCACCCGTTACCGTCGTGGCGGTCGAATTGGAATCTGAGATGGCATTGCCCTTGCCGATGGCGCTCTTGACCTTGCGCAGAACGCCGTTAACGACAACGTAATCGCCGGCCCCGTACGCCTGCGAAGCGGTTGCAGAAGATTCCACCGCCGCGCTCGGGACGATTTGGCGCTGAAGCGGAATGTTGTCTGAGTTGTTGACTGTGTACGTGTACGTGGTGTTGTCGGTGTATGTGATTGTGTAGGTATCGACTGAGCCGGTCGTTCCCGTCTTTTCGATTCGGGCGATTCCTCGACCGTCTTTTCCCTTGACGTTGCCGATTAAAGTTTTCGCCATTCGCTATCACCCCTCTGTAATGTAGTATAGGTTGCCGCTCGATGGGTCGTACTGGAATTCTGGTGCTTTGTCCGAATCGGAATGGTACACCCACAGGTTTCCGTCCGAATCGACCCCCATGTTGAACAGCCCGGACACCGGAACCGATATCGTGCTCCCCGTATCGCCTTTATCGCCCTTCTCGCCGTCGCGGCCGTTCGTGACGTAGAAACTGCCCACGGTCCCGTCCGTGAGCCTTACCGTGTACGTGTCAATCAGACCGTCGGTTGCGGTCTTGTCGATTGACTCGATGCTCGCGCCAGCTTCTCCTTTTAGCAGCATGACCTTGACGTTCTCGTCTATCTTCGCCATTTTATCACCCCCTAGAACGTAACGTCCTGCATGATTTCGAGCACGCCGCGCATGACCGTGAACACATCGCCGTTGCAGCCGATTTCAAAGTCGTAGAAGTACTTCCCGGGCTTCGCGTTTGCCGTGTCGCCCGGAGCCACCCGCACGGTGTACGCGCCCGGCCCGACCTTGGAGACGCCGCCCGAAAGCGACTTCTTGAAAAGGAATCGGTTGTCGCTGCGGTTGGACTTGCAAGTGAAATTGGCCCGCTCCAAGTCTTGCCCGAAAGGCGCTCCCTCTTCGTCGTAGACCTGAATCCCGAAGGAAAGGGTGTCACCGCGAACCATCCTGATGTACTTATCTTCCATTGAAAAATTAGCTCGCATCATAACCACCTCGAAAAATCTTCGACCTTGATTCCGGTAACGTCACCGTTCCATGACAGGACGTTCTCGCCGACGTTCAGGCGCAGGTCTGCATAATCGCCGGTCACGTGTCGGTTCATAAGCTCATTACCGCGGTATGCGTTCATTTCCTCGGCATCTATCGTGATGCTGCCGCCTTCGATTGAGAACGACAGCACGGTGACCGCGTTGATTGCAAGCTCGACGTTGCCGCTGCCGTACACCGTGACGGTCGGCCTTGACATGACGTTTCCGCGATTCGTCAGCGAGATTTTGTTGAAGCTATCGCTCGCCATGGTCACTCTCAGCGTGAAGTTTACCGAAGTTCCGGCCTTCACGTCGAGCCACAGCGCGTCGTACTCGGCGTTCGGGTCAGCCGTCGCGGTCATGGTCGAATCGCCGTCGCTCTTCAGTTCCATGTACGAGTCGCCGAAAGACCTGGACGGTGAGCCGTCGATGAGCCTTAACGCGCACCCGGCAGCGCTGCCGATAGCCGAAGCGGTCATGGTGTAGCTTCCGGAGAGCGACATGCTCTCGATTGGAACCTCTATATCGACATCGCTCGTCGCATTTCCGGCTACCCTGATGCTGTCGTTGCTCGAAGTGACCGTTATGCCGAACCTGCTGGCCGTCGAATCACAGACGTGCAGGAACTGGTTCACGATGTCGAAAGTCCTGTCCACCGCATCATACTTGAAGGGCTGCACGTGCATCTTGACCTTCGCCGTGCGGAACCGTATCAGGCGCTCGAAGTCGATTTGGTCGAGAATCCGGTAGCGGTAGTACTTGTCGGGCTCGTTGCCGAAAACGACCTCCCCCTCGGAATCGAAGAAGGCGATTGCATCGTCGATGTCGAAGTCACCGTGAAGGCCGATGCCCAGCTGCCTGTCATAGGCAGCGTATCCGAGCCTTGTGACCATATCGCCGTCGCGCCCGTCGATTGTCTCGATGGACGTGCGCATTTTCGGCTTGCTGATTGGCGGAAGGGACTGGATTATCAGCCCCTTGACGCTCGTGCTCTTCTCACCGTTCAGCTCGACGTAGTTAATCATATAGACACCCCCTATGCGTAAATCGCGTTCGCGACCGTGCGCTCCACGAACTTGCCTGCCACCTCGTCATCGAGCACGATGTGGACGCGCCCGAGGGCTTCGATAACTGCGTCGACGACGCTGGAATTGGCGACCGTCCCGGCTGCGGAATAACCGCTGTATGCAATCTGCGGGTCGCCCGCGAAAGCCGATGGGTCGGGCATGGCGTCCTGCATCTGACCGACAACGCTGCCCATCTCGTCGGTGAAGCCCTCGCCGATGCCCTGTGCGATGTACTTGCCGACTTGGTCGCGGAACAGCCGTGAAGGCGAGTGGATGCCGAGTGCGTCCTTCATGCCGTCGAGGATGCCGGACGCAAAGCCCTTCACCTTGTCGGCCAGCCATCCAGCTGCGCCGCTGATGCCGTTCCAGATGCCGTGAACGACGTCGGAGCCGATGCCGAGCACGCGGCTAGGCAGCGAGGTCAGCCCATTGACCACCGCGTTGAACATGTTCCTTGCGCCCTCCGCGCCCTTGCTCGCCATGTTCGATGCCCACGAGCCGAGACTCGAGATTACTTTACTCAGGAAGCTCGCGATGCGCCCGGGCAGCTGCGAGACGAAGTTGATTGCGTTGCTCAGGAACTGCGAGCCGGCACGCGAGGCGTTGGATGCCATGTTCGAGACCCAGCCGACGACGTTGGAGATGACGTTGCTCAGGAAGCTGGCGATGTTCGCGGGAAGGTTCTGGATGAAGTTGATGGCGTTCGACACGAACTGCGAGCCGGCCGAAGCGGCGTTGCTCGCCATGTCGGCAACCCACGAGATGACGTTGCCGATAACCGTCCCCAGCAGGTAGCCGATGTCGTACGGAAGGTTCTGGACGAAATTGATGACGTTGCCGACGAATTGCGAACCGGCGCTCGCGGCGTTGGATGCCATGTCCGAAACCCATCCGGTGACCGTGGCGATTACGTCGTTCAGCCAGTCGGAGAACATCTGCGGCAGCTGCGAGATTGTGGTGCCGAGGTTCGAGAGGAAATCCCCGATTGCCTGAACCGCATCGCCGATGAAGTCCTTGATGCCGTTCCACACGTTCATGACCGCATCTCGGAAACCCTCGTTCGTGTTCCAGAGCACGACTATCGCGGCGATAAGCCCGGCGACAAGCCCGACCACCAGCCCGATTGGGGACGCGAGCTGCGCTGCATTGAGAAGCCGCTGTGCCACTGCCATTCCTTCGGTCGCGGTCTTCCAGCTTTTGAACGCGGTAACCATCGCTTCGACCTTCTGCGCGACCATGATGGTACCCAACGCTGCGGAGATTCCGGCAAGAAGCGGAGCTATCGTCGGAAGGTTGTCCTTCAGCCACGATATGCCCTTCTTGATTGGCGGGATGACCTTGGAGACTCCGTCGCTGATTGAGTTGATGAGGCCCGTCACGTTCTCACTGCCGATGGCATCGTAAATCTGCATGAGGCCGTCGGTGACAGCCGCCTGCATGTTTCCCATCGCGCCCTCGAAGACTGACGTGGAGGTAGCGGCCTGCTGGGCAGCGTCGGTGAAGCCCAAATCCATGATTGCCCGATTGAACTCGTCAGCCGTGATTTGCCCTTGCGCCATAGCGTCGCGGAAGTTGCCGGTGTATGCGCCGTTTTTCTGCAACGCCTCCTGCAGCTTGCCCGACGCGCCGGGTATCGCGTCCGCGAGCTGGTTCCAGTTCTCCGTCGTGAGCTTGCCGGCGCCAGCCGTCTGCGTGAGAACCATGGCAACGCTCTTGAACGTGTCGGCGTTTCCGCCGGCGACGGCGTTCAGGTTACCTGCGGCCTGCGTCAGCCCCGTGTAGTCCTGAATGCCGTTGGCAGCGAGCTGCGCAGTCGTATTCGCAACCGTGTCGAGGTCGTACACCGTCTGGTCGGCGTACGTCTTCATATCGTCCTTGGCTTTGGAGATTGCCGAATCGTCGTATCCGGCGAAGCTCATGGTCGACTCGAACTTCTTCAGGGCGTCGGCGGAGTCGATTGCTTCGCCCACAAGGCTCTGCACGCCGTTGATTGCCGACGTGAGGATGTTGCCGGCGAGGTTGGCGATAGCGCCCTTCAGGACGGTGAACCCGCCCTCGGCGTCCCGCGCCCTCTCGCCCGCGTCCTCGACCGATTCGCCGAGCTTTCCGCTTGAAGTTGCGGATTTGCCCATCTGGGATTCGAGGTCTTTGATTTCGCTCGCGGTCTTGTTTATGTCCGTCTGCGCGTTGTTCATCTGCGTGCGCATACGAGACATGGAGCGCTCGTTCTGGTCGTTGGCCGCGGTCGATTTATCGACCTGCTCTTTCAGCTTTTCGACAACTTCCGCCTGCTGCCTGTACTCGGGCGAGGTCGTTCCGAGCTCGCGCCCGATGCGTTCAAGCTCGGACTTCTCGCGGTTGTACGAAGCGACTAGCTGCTCGTGCTTCTCCTTATTCTGCTGGTACTCGCCGCCCATCTTCTCATACTGCTCGCGCAGCGTGGAAAGTTTCGACTTCTGCTCTTCGAGCCGATGGGTCAGCGCCGTCTGCCTCGCGGTCAGCGCCTCGATACTCGTGTCGTTCTTGTCGTACTGCGATGACACGAGCTTCAGCTCGGACGAAACTTCCTTCAGTCTCTGCGAGATGTTGCGCAACGCGGCGCGGTACTCGCTCTCTCCGGTCAGCTTGACCGCGCCACCGAAACTCGCCATATAACCACCCCCTTGGTTAGAACCATTCCTCGTCGCTCATGGACTGCGCTTCGAGCTTGGCATACGTTGACCCGCTCGCCCTCAGCTGCGTCTCGATGTCGAACGTGTCCCTGTATGCCTGATAGAGCGCTCGAAACCGCCTGAGCGTCAGTCTCCCGACTTCCCTGTCGGACGAAAGCCCCAAGCGCGTCCGCCCGATGAAGTAGTACCACGCGAAGTTAATTGTCGGGTCATAATCGAAAATCACGTCTTCGTCGTGGACTATGCGTTTTTTGAATCATCTGCTGCGGAATCGACCACCGTCTGCTGCACCTTGCCCGTCACGGATTCAAGGCCGACAGCCGTCAGGATGCGGGCCACCTTGCGATGCGTGAGCGGCTTCTCGTCGGTGCCGTCCTCGTCGTTGGAGATTTCGATGCCCTCGTTAATCATCTGCGTGGCTCCGAAAACGAGCGCCTTGATGTTAGGCTCCCCCTCTTCAGGCTCCACGAGCTTGCCCCATGCTTCGATGCTGCCGTACTCGTCCTGAATTGCCTCCATGACGTTTAGGTCGAAAGCGAGCTTGTACGTCTTGTCTTTGTACTCGATTTCCTGCAGTTTGCTTTTCATGTCGTTCCTTCCTCCTTAAAACAATGGGCCACGGCGATTGCCATGACCCATTATCGCACATATGTTCCAGCTATTACTCTGTTGCCGCTTTGAGCTTGTCCTTTACCCATGCGACGGCGGCGTCCTTGGTGTCGAACGTCTTGGCGGCAGACCAATCGCCATTCAAGAGCTGCGCCGCAGACCCCTCGATTTCGGGCGTTTTGAAGTCGACCTTCTCGCCCTTCGTCTGGTCTTCCTGGCTAGGCTCGCTGAACTTGACCTTGTAGAGGAACTCGCCCTTGTACTTCAAGGCGCCGTTGACCATCTTGGTGATGACGCGGCCGAGGCCGACGTACGGTGCGACGTCGTTGGCGTTGCGCACCATCTCGCCCTTGCCTTCCGCAGCGTCATTGACGGTGTGGCCGAGGATTGGCGCGAAAATCGTATCGTCATCGTCGGAAACGCCGAGCGTCACGGCCGCGCTGTTGAAGCTCTTGTCGGATTCGGCAAGGGCGTCCTCGGCATAGAGCGTCGCGTCGTTGTTGGTCACGGAAACCTTGCAGGAAACCGCCTTGCCGAAAGACTTCGCGCCATCGTAGGCCGGTGCTCCGTCCTCGGCTTCGGTGAGCTTCGCCCACCAGATGTTAGTAAGGCCGATTTTTGCCATCTAAATCCCTCTTTCCTTTGCGAAACTGAGCGTCACATGAAAATACCCCGTGTCGCTCTCGTACATGTCCCCGGAAGAGCGGGACGGCTGCCATGTCCACCCCGCATCTTCGAGAACCTTCTTGACTGCTTCGACGAGCGCCGCGTGGTTGCCCTTGCTGTAAACGTCGAAGTCGTAGTAGGTGACGTACCCCAGCAGGGAATCGTCCCCGGCATATGGGCTATCATCGTACTCTCGACTGAAAATGACGTAAGGCTCGCCGTGTCCCTCGTAGGTCATGAACCGCACGGGAACCTCTTTGCCGTTGACGGTGAAGCCGTCGAAAATCTTGACGATTTCAGCGTTCATCGGCTCACCCCTTCGGCAGGTACTTGTCCTGCACCTTTTCCATGGCCGATTCGATTTCGCTGCTCACGAAGCTGCGGCGCATGAAAGGATGCCGTGGATACGTCGAATTGCTGCGCCCGTATTCAAACAGGTTGCACACCAGCGGCGCCGGCGTTCTCTTCCCGTCCCCGTTTGTGAAGTAGCCATAGAACGCGACCTTTGTTGCGACGCCGTCATCGGAAGGCGTCTTGTACGAGCGGGTCAGCTTCAGGCACTTCATGATGCCCGACTTCATGAAGCTCGACGGGACGTTGGACTTGACGTTCGCCAAGACCTTCTTCGCCCCCTCGCGCGTCATTTCCTTGAGCATCGTGTCGGTGCTTTTGTCGAGGAACTCGAACTGCTCCATAAGCTCGGTCGGGAGCTGTTCGTCGAATGTCGCCATCAGTGCGTCACCTCCTTCGCCTGAATCTCAAGCTCGACGTTCGCGTAGTCGATGTTATTGAGATATTGAATCTCGTATCGCCTACCGTCGAAAAGCACGACCATGTCACGGTCGATTTTGGTTGTCGGCGGGTAGCGAATCGTGAAGTTGGTCGTTGCCGCCTCGAAGCTCGTGCCGCTCTTGATGAGCGTGTACCCTCTCGTCGTCCTCGCGCTCGCGTAGACTTCCAGTACGGGCTCGTCAACCGTGGTCGGGAACCCTTCCGCGTCGTGCGATACCTTCGGCTTGACGATTTGGATGAGATGCTTGTACTTGCCTGCGTTAACCATCGTGCATCACCGAGGGGAGAAGGTTGACGGAGTGCATGTCGAGGATGCTCTGCACCGCCAGATTGACGTTCGCGGAATCGACGTACAGGGCGCGGTTGTCGTACATGTCCTGTGACAGCACGAACAAGGCGATAACGAGGTCGCTGGATTCGTCTAGCTGCTCCGCCGTAAGCCCCGTGTACTTGCACATATACGCGGTTGCCGCGCCGATAATCGTATTCAGGAACCCTTCCTCGGAAGCTGTCACCTCGCCGACCCGCAGGTATTCCGCAAGGTCGGTCGAAGTGACCTCCGAGACTTTCGCAATCTGGTTCATCTAATCCCCCCTACTCTTGGGGATTCGCGTCCCCAGACTTCTTGGTGCTCCTGCCGCGCTTGGGCTTGACCTCTTCGATGTATCCAGCCTTCAGCAGGTCGGCCACCAGCTCTGCGTCATCAATCTCCCGCGTCTCGCCCTCATGCATCGAGATTGCCCCGCTGAAAGACTTCAGCGCCCTATGCACTGGCCATCACCAGCTTGGCCAGCTTCTGGGCGTCCTGCACCTTTGAGTCGAACTCGAACCAAGCGACGACGCCGGTGGCGTGCTCGTCGGCGTACTTCTCACGGAGAACCTGCGTTGTGATGTTCTCGGAGAACTTGGTGGCGAGGCCAGTCATGTCTCCGTAGTAGATGGCAGTGGCACCCTCCGCAATGTTCGGCATGTTGTCGGACACGTACACCGGCTTGCCGAGCAGCGTGGAACCGAACTCAGCCGTGATGTCGTCCTGAAGAAGGTAGTGGCCGTCGGAACCCTTCAGAAGTCGGAGCGCCGTGCGTGTCGCCGGGGACATAACCCAAATCGCGTTGTTCTGGTAGACGTCCTTGATGGAATCCTTCAGCTTGACGACCTCGTCGGCGGTGATTGCGGCCTGAGCCGCGGCGGTCACGGAGTTTGTGAGCGTGGAAAGGCCCTCGACCTTGTCACTGGTGCCGATAAGAAGCTCGTGCTCGATGAAACGCGCGATATCCTCGCCCATCTGGTTGACAACGAAGGAAACGATGTCGAACTGGGAGTTGTTGATAAGCGAGTTGCTGACCTTGGAAAGCGCACCGGCCAGGAAGCCGTCGAGCTGGATGCTCTTGAACTTTCCGTTGGAAGAGGCCAGCGGGGTGAACTCCTCGGCATACGCGACGGTGATGCCGCCATCCGTGGTGTCGTAGTACGGAATCTGAAGCTTGCCCTTGACGTTGTACTTCTGGGACTTCTCCAAAATCGGCGAAACGTCGTAAACCTTCTTGATAATCTGCTGCGCGATAGCGGTCGGGATGACCGAACCGTTGTCGGTCTTGGTCAGCTCGCCGGCACGCTCGTGAACGACGCGGCCTCGGATGAAGTTCTCGAAAGCGCGGGTGTCCTGCTGCTCCTGAGTCGGCTTCGGCTCGCCGCCAGCGGGTGCAGGCTCCTGCTTCGACTTCTTGTCCTCGGAATCGTCAAGCTCGTCGCTAATCTTGAGCGCCTCCTTGATGCGCTTGACATCGTCGCGGATTTCAGCCAGCTCTTCGGCCTCGTCCTCGGTAAGCTCGCGCTTGTTCACCTCGGCGTCGGCGAGAATCTTCTCGGCCTTCTCGATCTTGTCGTTCTTCAGCTCCATGAGGTTCTTGTAGCTCATGGCTCGGGTGGGGTAGATCTTCGGCATGTTAGCCCTCCTTCATCTCGGCAATCATTGCCTTGTACTTGCTATAGTCGATTTCCTGCTTGGTTTCACGTGAAACATCGTCGGGCTTGTCCTCTCGCGTTTCACGTGAAACGTCGTGTTCGCCATCGTTTGCGTCGAACGCATCGGAGACGAACATGCTGTCCTCGGAATCCTCGCTGCGGGCCATGATGAGCGTGCCGTCGTATGCTGGAACCTTGGAACGGTCGAGGATGGATACCTCTTCGAGGTCGAGGTCGTTCACCTCGCGCGTCAGCATGCCGTTCTCGACTCCGTTCTTGACGTCTCGGTCGTAGAAGCCGAAAGACCAGCCCGCCAAATCGCCGCGCTTCGCCATCTCCATGACTTCCTTGTCGGAGATGGTGCATTTGGCGCGAAGCCCGATGTTGTCCTCTGTCAACTCGAGATTTCCCTGCTTGGTGCTGCCCAAATCGCGCTGCCAGTCGTGGTTGAGAAGTACGTGGACGTCGTCGTTACGCTTCAGGGCACGTGCGAAAGCGCCCTTCTTGATTCGCTCGATGAACTTCCCCATGCGCGAAAGCAGCGGCTTGCTGTTTCGCTCGACGGCATTGACGTAGCCCTCGATTTCGACCGAGTCCTCACGAATGTTAATCTGCATTTGCTTCACCCCCTTGCGCCTGAATTGCACCTTCGGAATCCGAAACGCCAGCCGCCTTCGTTGAGTCCGTGTTAGGGGTGTACGTCTCTCCACTTGTGGTGTCGAAGAGAACCGAGCCAAGGCCGAGGTCGATAATGTCAAGTCCCTGAACCTCGTTCATGTTCTCGTTGCGGCGCATTTCGTTGATTGTCATTATGCCACATTCTTTTGCAAGCTGGTACGTCTCGTAGCGCTCCTTGAAGCTCGCCTTGATGATTTCGCGGCTGTCGAATGCGAAGAAGTAATTTCGCTTCTCCCTTTCGAGCAGCAGGTCGCGGTTGAGCGCCGTCTCGAAAGCCCTCACGATTGGGTAGATTGCGGACTTCCACGTCTCCTCGAAATTTTCCTTGATGTGGAAGATGCCGTTAATCTCGTCGGCCATCGTACGCTTGTTCTCGTTGAGCTGCATCTCGGTCGAAGTGCTCGACGCTTCCTGAAACTCCAAGCCGTTGTTCAGAACGACGACGTTTTCCTCGCTGTTGCCGTAAAGGTTCGACCATGCTCTCTTGAGCGCGTCGATTTCCTCCTGCCCCAGCTTGCGCTGCGACTTCAGGAACCCGCGCTTTTTTCCGCCCGCCTTCACCAACCCAAGCTGGTACATGAGCGTTTGGTATCCCGTCTCAAGGGCCCTTGAGACCTCGACCGTAAGTCCGACACCGCTTGCGCCGTCCTTCGTGTTGCGCAGAATCTTGATGAACTCGAAGGGCCTGTACGTCCCGTCACCGACGATGATGTCGTACGACTTGTAAATCGGGTCGCTGTTGATGTTGATGCTCACCGCGTCGCAATTGACGTAAAACAGACCCGTCACGTCGTTGCGGCTGCGCTCGATGTAGCAATAGCCGCCTTTGCCCATGAGGTAGTCTTCGACCATCGCCTTTTTCAATTGGAAACCGTCCAGCGTGTCCCCGGTGTCCCCGTTGAGCATCTTCGTTCGCGGGTCGTTCTCGACCTCTTCGACAACGCCCTTCTTGGTGCGGTACAGGCGCACCGGCATGCACGCGACCGCGCTCGTGATGAAGTCGACCGCGCCAGATACCGCGGGAAGCGTCATCGCCTTGTCGCGGTCGATTGGCTCGTTTGAGAGCAATGCACGCAAGAGCACGTCGTTCACCGTGCCGTCGTTGCCGATGACGTTCCCGGCGGAGCGCTTGCGCCCCCACCTATCGCTGAACCATCCCATGGAATCACCCCTTTAGATAACCTGAACCGTGAAGTCAGGCATTTGATTGAAGACAACGTCCTGCTGAAGCAAGTATACGGCGTTGATAAGCGATACGACCATATCGACCTTGCCTTTGCTCTTCTTCTTATGGACGTACATGTTCCTGTTCGTGTCGTATGAGCAGCGGGCATTCTGGAAGTTGATTTCAAGCAGCTTGTTGTCGGTGTACTCGAACTCGCCGCCGAGAACCTTCTCCCTCAGAAGTTTGGTCGGAGGATGGAGCACGCTGGAATGCTGCCTGATTTCGACGGTGTTGTAGCCCGCGCCTTCCAGCTTCTGCGCGGTGCTGAGCGCGTTCCATCGGTCGTAGCCGATTGCCTGCACCTGCACGCCGTACCTTTCCTCGATTCCGAGAATGAAGTCCTCGACGACCCTGTAGTCGATTACCCTGTCACCGCAGGCGATGCACTTCCCGGCGCGAACGAACTCGTTGTAGTCAATCTTCTCGTATGCGTTCTTCTCGGGGATGCGCCCCTCGGGCACGAACGCGAAAACATCGGCGAGGATATTTCCGTCATCGTCGGCGGCAACCATCGCGACTGCGGTGTTGTCGTTCGTCTCCGACAAGTCCAAGCCCAGATACACGACGCGCCCGCGCCAGTCTATGTTCGCGACCTTGCAGGCCTGAACGTCGGCAACGTCGATGAAGGTCTCCGTGCCCTGTCCCTGATAGATGATGTTGCAGTGCTTGGTCAGGAAGTTCTCGCGTGCCGATTCCACCGCGATTGCGTAGGCGCGTTTTTTCTTCAGGTCTTCCCAGATTTCGGGAATCTCCAAACTCACGGGGTTGGCGTGGCGCATCACCAAATCGTCGGTCATCCAGTCCTTCGTGTCGTCAGGCTCGTAGAGCAAGGCGAACAGCGTATCGTCATCGGCAATGCCGTCCAGCACATTCTTGGCGTATGCCACCTCGTCCTCGAATGGGTTGTCGATGGTCGGGTACTTGGTCGAGATGATGAAGCCGAGCTTGTTGAGGATGTTGAGCTGGCCCGACTTCATGGCTTCGACGGCGTAGCTGGTCGGCAGCGCCCCGACCTCGTCCGCGCAGAAGGCGCTGGGAAGTCGGCCATCCATTCGAGAGGTCGAATAGCTGAGCGGCACGTACGTCGAGCTCTTCGGCTTGAACGTGATGGATGGGTTCAGAATCTTGAAACGCTTGTTTCCCTTGTACTCGTAGACCAGCGGTGACGAGCGCAGCGTCTGCGATATGGCTTCGCGTATCTGCCTTGAAAGCGCCCCGTCCGGCGCGACCGAGAAGAACTCGGCGAATCGCGGCTCGGTCAGCATGAGGATGATGAAGATGGCTGCCACCGTGTACGTCTTGAAGTTCTTTCGGGCGATTTCCAGAAGCCCGATTTCGTAGCGGCGCTTCTCGGGGTTGTCGCGGTAGACGGTGCAGAGGACGGCGATGTAGAGCAGCCATTGATACCCGGTCGTGCATTCGTAGAGCGTCTGCCCGGTCTTCAGGCCCTTCGGCATGATGAGCAGCTTCAGGATTGATTCGACTTGGCGAATCTTTGCGTCGCTGACGAAGTACTTGTCGCTCTTGCCGTCGCAGACATCCATCCACAGGCGCATCTGCTTCTTGACGTACTTTGGACAGGTGTCGGCGCCTATCGCGCGCTCGCAGTACTCGTAGCCCTTATTGCTCGCCATCGCTGTCACCGTTGATTATCGCCATGAGCGGGTCGTAGTCGGAATCGCGTTCCTCGTCCTCCTTGGCGAATCCCTTGATGATTTTCATGAGCGTGGTCACCGTGCGGTTCGCGCTGTCGGTGGTCTTGTTGTACTCCGTGACCGCTGGGCTGACGTAGATGTTGGCGCGACCCTTCACGTACTCTTTCGTGACTAGCGTTCCCGTTTCCCTGATTGCCTTTTCAAGCTCTCCGAGGTTGCTTAGCTGAACCTGATAGCGCTTGAAGGTGGTCACGAAGAAGAAGTTGGTTTGGACACCGGTCTCTTCCGCAATGCGCAGAATCTCGGCTGCCTGCTCGTCAAGGCTCTTCTTTTCCATATTCGCCACCTCAGTCTTCTTTTCCATGCCTTGGAAATCTCCTTTCCCGATAATTTCCCCGAGTTGTCGACAAAGTTTTCAACAGGTCGCCCTTATCGAATGATAATCGCAGTTTTTGACCGATAAACCGCCGTTTTCCAAAAAAGGCCAGCGGATTGGAAATTTTATCTCTGTACCGGGGCCTGTTGATAGCGCGGCGGCGCGCCCGGATTCCCGCAGGGTAGGGGGGGGTCGGCTTGCCCTTGGCTATCCGGAGCGTCCCCCCGTGCCCCCGCCCCGACAGCCCTCGATCCTCTTGGCCGCGAGCCCCCGCAGGTATTCCCCCGACAGCCCGCCGTCGTCCGCCATCCCATGGTGCAGCCTGCACAGGCACACGAGGTTGCCGTCCTCGACCAGCCCGTCCGGGTCCTCCCTGAGCTTCTCTATGTGGTGGACCTCGAGCCCCTCGGTCGTGACCTTCCCCCGGTCTCGGCATACCTCGCACATCCAGTGCGCATCGTCCCGCACCTGCAGGCTCTTCCTCTTCCACCTGGATGTGGACCTGAGCCTGTCCGCGCCCGTCCTCTCGTACCTGTATGCCGGCCTCCCCATCGGGCACGGCTCGCCGTATGCGTGCATCCTCCCGCACCTGCTGCAGGCCCTGTATGCCCCCATGTGCGTCCTCCCGTCAATCGGCAGCGGGCCCCGCCGATTGGACGAGACCCGCTTCGTGGCCCTGCTCGGTTGTCCTGCCGCCTACACCTTCAGCGCGCCGCTCGCGTCGGAACCGACGCCGTACTGCATCTCGCCGTCCGCGCCGAAGGCATACCACTTTCCGCCGATGCTCTCGACATCGGCCGCATGCATCGCCCCCGTGCCCGGGTCCATGTAGTACCACTTCCCGCCGTCGTTCACCCAGCCGGTGGCCAT